CATCGCTTAATGGTCGTACAAAATTTTCATAAAAGAATTTCGGACCAGGATCAAATAGTTTTGGTTCTGGTAATGGTAACATCGTCCAAGGACGTAACTTCTCTGTTGTCATATTTATTTCTCCTTTAAAGCCTCTTCTATAAATTCTTTAATTACATCTCCATGACAAGATACAGGTTTACAAAAACATATAAGATTAACACCTTCATCAGTACTAGCAGCTTCTGCTAAGTCATTTAAGGCGTTTATAATACTTGGAGTATCATTATCTATATTTTCCTTTAAATAGCCCCTATAGGCTTCTATGACCTCTTTACGAGTACCGTGCTTACCGATTACAAATGGGTTTCCTAATGGACTTCCTCTTCCTATGTAAATACCTGCTGTTCCCTTATGCATTTTATATTTATTTAATACTGTGATGTTTATCATGTACAATTCCAAAGCTATGACATAGGTTATAAATTGATATGAGAGTGCTATATGAGTTTTTTTAAGGTAGATACAGAATTTAAAGATCCAGATCCTAATATTAAGGAATCAGATCCTTATAAACTTAGATACGTAATTAATAGTAATGGTAAAGGTAAATGGATACCTCCATTATTTTCATTATCTACTGACTATGATGAAGATATAGATATGTAGCTACTTGGTCTTCTCAAATTCTTTCAGCACTAACTCGTGCAAATAATAAGTAGATGCAGCATCAATACTGCAATACCTAATAAACTCATTATCTTTTAGATTTACTGGTTCATAATCATTCATAAGAGACCATCTTGGATCATAATATTCCCCCATTAATCCTTTGAGACCTACCTTAGCTTTCCATATTTCTGTATGGTTAATTAAACATTTAACCATAAGAGCTGTATCTACATAATCAATAGGTAATTTACCAGTGCGCTGATACATTATTTTCAAGTCGTATAACGCATTATGTACCAGTAGCTTCCCTTTGTAATCAGCAATTAGATTCCATAAATATACTTCTAATTCCCTTGTGTAACACACTACTATATGGCTTTTATTTTTACTTTCTCCAAATAAGAAATGTGTAGTTCTTACCAAGGATGGGTAACTTAAACCACTAGATTCTGCTACCATTCTAGCCTGACTATATAAAGGGTCTGCCGTAGTTACTTGTTTAAGGTACTCTTTAGCATCATCCCTATCGCTTTTATTATAGACACTACGAGTTTCACAATCAAAAGATATAATACTATTGTTAGCTAGTAACTCAGGTATTTTATTTCTTATACTATAAGTAGATGTGTATAACTTATATTCGACCTCTATAATCTTATTCATAACACTTACTCACTATCAAGAAGTCCTTTAAGATCTGAATCGAAGAATTTACCTAATATATTTAAGTTTAAATACTCACCCTCAAATATAGCATTTTCATTAAATAGAATTGCTGTTTCAATATAAGTAGAAGTTTTTCTTGAAGAGCACTGATAAAGTATTTCCTTATGATCTACTGTTTCTCCCTCGGTTTCCTTAGATGATCCTTCATAGTCTACAAAGGGTATATTCTTTAGTTCTACTCTTTTAAAATTCTTACGTATAGCCAGTTGTTTTTTAGTAGGTTTTAATCTACGCATTGAACGTGTAGTCTTTTTACCTATGTATTTCTTACCAGATACATAATAGATACAGTAAACTATATCTGTACATTCTGGTAAGAGATCTTCATGGCAATTTATGATCTTACCCTTATAGATCCATGTCATTTATTATATTCCTGTAGTCTTCGTAATGCTGGCGTAACCAGAGTATGTTCTAACCTATCTGCATCCAATGGATTACTCCAGTATTTATTTATCTTATTCGCTAAATCTATGATGTATTCCTTATCGGCTCCCAAATCAATAGCATAGGCTAACATCCTATACATCTTACTGGAACGTTCACCTGGTTCTGCTTCAAATCCTACTGAGAATGTTATTCTTGGATCGGATAGCTTAGCCGCCTTTTCTTTAGCTGGTAGTGTACCAGGTGCTTTAGGAGCATCTTTAACTCTACTTATAGCTCTTTCTATTAAGAATTTAGACTGTAATGTTTTACCTTCAAGATTCTTTTTAATTTCTCGTCCTGCATAAGATATAAATATTTGACTTTGTGGTAATAAATCTACTATTAACCCCAATTCATCAGCCACCTCTTTAATGAAGGCTTTCCATAGACGTTCATCAATATCCACAATAGAATCCATTTCCATTATGACACGGAATTTAAATTCATTATCTTTATTGCTGGTACGTAGGATATAGTGGTTATATTCACCAAGTAGTATATGCGCTTCATCATCTGTTAGTACCGACTTATCTATGTCTAACACCACAAATTTAGCACCGCCTATCAAATTATTTTTGTTTCTGATACCATCTATAAACTTGAATGGTGTATAGACAGCATTTTCTGTCAATAGATTCTCTAAATCCTCAAAGCTAGTTTGAAATATATCATAACCATCTTTAGAATTACGGGACATAAAATCCTTTAATTCTTTACCTTGTAAGGTAGTATCAAATATTTTGTAAGTTACATCAACCAAGTCTGTTTTCACAATCTCTTTATATAATATTCCACCATCATTAGATACATATGTTCCTGATGTATCATAGCTATTTGCAGATTTACACAGTTCGTCAATCTTACCTGATGATGCCCCTGTACCTGTTACATAAGATAGTTTTCTTAGCTCGTGTAGAGTTATCCCAAACTCACCCTCTTCTGCGTTCATTTTGCAGTAATCTGCTAATTGTTCATACGGTTCTTTAATTAACTCTCGTTCAAAGTTACTTAAATCATCTGACAGTAATTCTACTGTATTGATGGCATAAGTATAGTGGTCTTCCAGTATATGATCAGCACCACTTAAGATGGCGTAAGTACCTGATAGTTTAAGTGCTAACCACTGCTTATGCCGCCTACTAAGCTTAGAAATAGGGAATTTATTAGACATACTATCTGATGTTATTGCGTTGCTTTCTAAATACACATCAAACAATCTCATAGCATCTTTGGATATAGTTAATGGATCACTAGTTGTATCTAATACTAATTTACTAGTTAAATCATTTAGATATTCCTGAGCTTTACATACGCGTTCTCTTTCTGCTTCACGTAGTTTATATAATTCATCTATTGATTTTATATATAGCTTTTCAGTAGCTTCTGGAGAGAACGTAAACATACTGCGTCTAGCTAGTTGGGTATTGAATACTAATTTAAATTTGTTTCTTATTTGGTTATCAAATAATATAGCCTCCTGTGCTCCAAAGAACAGTGCATTAATAGGTAAACCTTTAATTTCACTTGTTTGGTTTTCAGAAGACTTAACGATTTTAGGTGGAATATTTCCTAAGTCATAAGCTATAGATATTGTTTTTATAATATCTATCATATTTCCATTGGTTTGAAGCTCACTACCAATTTCATTAGATAATATAGACCCAGCGCCTATAGGGTTTTCAGATAAATCCGCAAAATGCTGTACCAATCCTTCTACCGTACCTAAACCACATTGTAATGATTTTGGTGCTTTATAGTATTTAGCCCAGTTAGTAGCTTCATCACCTTCCAATCTTGCTGTACTTTCAGCCTTAGTTCTAGCAAATTCTTTACGCTGATCTTCCATTTGTGTGTAACCAGAGCTTAGAGACTTTCGTATAGCATTTAATGATTTATCCTTCGATTGACCAGAACCCGCTAGTGCAAAGAATATAGCATTGGTAGGAACCAATGTTCCATCATGTAACTGTATGGGTTTACGTAAATGACTCGTAAAAGAGATTAATTCTGATAAAGTAATCGCCAATTTTAATTTAAAAGGCATAGCCCCGCTTATACAGTCCATAGCGCTGCTTATTATCGATGGGTAAGCGTCTAACTTTTCACAACGTGTTTTTACATAATTAGACAGTAATAATTTCGTTTCATTCTCTCTATCTTTCATCATACTTCCTATTACTTTATTTTATACATCTGAGAATCCTACAGCATTTTCTATAGACTCAAATATCTCTACTTCATTAAATTCATGCCCTATATTCATAGCTTT